CCTTCTGCGGAATAATCGATGGATACGGTTGCCAGATCTTCTGCAGATGCCTCAACCTCAAAAGAGGTCAGGTAGCCCTGGTAGTAGGTACCCATGAACTTGCCTGCGGTTGCTCCGGGACGATCCAGATTGACCACCCACGCTTCGACCTTCTTGCGTGTCTTCATCGCATCCCTCAGGTCGTCAATGGTGGTTGTGCCGTCGGGATCTGTAGAAATGATGGACATCAGTGCTTCCTTAGACAGCTCCACAGATGCGGTGCCTGCCGCGACAAGTGTGCCATCCTTGGTAACAGTGGTGTCAGTGTCTGCAGAAATGCTCTCGGAATCAGTCGTACCAAAGGGCACAAGCGCTGCCGCTGCAGCAGCCGCTTTCTCCAGGACACGCAGCAGGATGATGATCTTTTTGCCCTGCACTGCGGAATATGTGACTGCGTCAAACATATTAAGCTTCATAGTGTTTTTCTCCTTCATTTATGCTGTGGCTCAGATAGAGCCAATCTGTTTCATATGGATCTCGTACAGGCCGTGGACATAGACGGTACCGCTCCGGTTGCCGGTCTTACCTGATACGGAATCATCAAAGACGCGCATCCCAGATTCGGCGACCATCCACCTGTAGGACGGTGTTCCGTCCGCCTCCATCTCACGGATGACCTCACCGATCAGGCCGAGCATCCGAAAGACTTCATGCTTTTTGTACGGGTCATCGTGCCAGACGCTAACAGAATGGTAAACATCCTGCATGATCTCCCGCTTACAGGACTGGTCATCCGGAGCACGGAGCTCCTCGATGTAGTAAAACGGATGCGCTACATCTGCAGGGGGAAGCTGAGCTTCGTAAACGGTATGAGTGGGGTCTTTCTCCTTAAGCCTTCTGATCAGTTCCACACGGTATTCTTCAACGGGTAACGCAGATATGTGGATCACCTCCTTACCTTACAAGTCTGTCCATGTCAGATTTAAAGACCGGTACCTGCTCATCAAAAGCAGGCCGGACAGCAGGCTCAGCCCGCATGAAGCGGGTGCCATACTCGACATACATGGAGTAGTTTGTCGTGGGCCCGATCTCCGCAGTCATGCCGCCGTCTGCAATAACGGTATTGACACTGCCTGCGGTATCGCCGGTCGAGTAGCCTTTTGTATACGCGCCTCTCATGTGGCTTTTCATCTTCTCGTTCAGCTGATTACCGTTCTTCAGAACGACCGCCTTGACAGCCTCGCGGTTTGATCCGCAGTAATTCAGCTTTGAGACAAGCCTATCCATGCCCACAAGCTTTACCTCGCCCATATCACTTCACCTCGTGGCAGATAAATACAGAGCGCTGGCGCAGGTGGCGGACAGCGTCCACATCATAAGGCTTTGCCTTGCCCGTAATGCGGTCGACGATACGGATATGGTCAAACGGTTCCAGGTGATGGCCGTTGAGCCGGACCGTCACACTGCCCTCGCGGAGCTTCCCGTACACAAGCTGCTGAGTCGTGGCCTGCGTGTCAGTCACATCAGCAAGCCTGCCTACCGCAGTCGCTGCGCTCTCTGTGTATCCGCCATAATTTTCGCTTGCCGGGTCCGCCACAAGCTCACGCATTCCGTCGGTGACAAAATAGATTTGCGTATCACATCTCATGTCCATCACCTCACAGGAATGTTATGGATCCGCCGGACACGGTTTCATTCTCGCGGTCAAGATATCTCTGGATATCAGCCTCGAACGGAGCAAACAAGTCTGTCAGCCAGGAAGCCGACTCACCCTCGACTGTCATGGAGCTCTTGCCCTCGTCTCCGATCTGGTTGAAGCGGGCAAGCACCACGTTTGTGACGATATATTCCAGGTTCTCCGGGATGCTGTCGACCCCGCCGAGACGGTTCTTCAACTGAGCCTCTACAAGGTCGATAATGTCCTCCAGAAGCTCGTCGGATTTGGCATCATCGACATCCATGCTCAGCATGCGCTTGATTCTGTCAAGATCAACAGCCATTATCCACCTCGCTTCCCGCGGCGCTTTGATTTCTCTGCAGGCTCTACTGCTTCCTCAACAGCTTCTGTTGCCTCCTCAACTGCTCCCTCAACTGCTTCCTCAATCACGGGTTTAAGGAGCCGTGTAGATTCGGACATGAGGAAGGCGATGCGCTCCGGGGAGGGCTCAAGGCCTTCGCGGGGATACTCATCGCCCTTGTTATAGAGGTGGTAGCTCCGGCCCTCGGGATCCTGCAGGTCGTAAAAGCCTTCAATCACTCTGTATTTAGCCATATAGTTTCTCCTGTAGGCTGACGGGGAAGGCTCTTTGCCGATACCCTCCCCGTCAGGTTATGCACTCACGGCCTGACCAAAGGGGGAGATCAGGTACCGGAGATGGTGCCCTTGAACACGCCGTCGATGAACTCGGGGTAGAAGACCACGGAGCAGAACAGCAGTGTGGTGATGGAGGCGTTTTCGCTGTTCACCTGATGTGTCATGCCAACGAGGCCGGTGGGATCTGCGGTAAGGTTGAACGCCTGCGCAAGGTCGCCGCCGGTTCCGGGAACGTATGCGCCGTTGAGGTTCTCGCGTGCGGTTCCGAGAACTGTGCCCTTGGACAGGTTGGGATTGACGATGGTCAGGCCAAGGCCAAGGAAGTTCTCGATGTAGGAGAAGCCGAAAGCGGTCTGGACAGTGATATTGGCAGTGCCGAGATAGTCGGCCACATCGTCAGAGGAAACGAAGTATACAGGAGTGACATCCTTGTCCTCGTAGTATCTCTGCATCTTGCCCCAGATCTTCGCGAGGACGCCCTGCAGGGTAGCTGCGCTGCCGCCGTCGCCGATGCCGGTGCCGGAGCTGATAGCGCCGAAGAAATTGGTCTTGACGGACTTGCGAACCTCGGAGATCAGCTTCTCATCTCCCTCGTTGATGGCACGTGCGTGGCCGACCCTCTGGATCGACTCGGCAGTGGTCTGTCTGCGGTGCTTGCCGAGAGTCAGCTCGATGGTCTTAGCCAGTTCGCGCTCAGCTTTGGTGAGCGGGATGACCTCGCCCTCGCCGACCTGCTGGGCAAGGGTGATGCTCTTCCACCTGTAGATCTTGATCAGGGTACCGGCAGCCATGGGAGTCATGTTGGTGATGCCCAGGATGGTCTGCAGGGTCTGGATGTTGTCCGCGATACGGGATGTAAAGTCGATAGAGATCGCAGGAGCAAAGTCCGCCGCTCTGTTCTGGTTCTGCGGATAATCGGTACCCTCAACAGAATCGAACATTCTCAGGTTGATAATGTTTCTGTTTCTATTCATGATCTATTCTCCTTTGTATATTCCCGGAGCATCATTTAAACGCTTCGGGGTGCGCAGCGATCATCTTCTGGCGCTCGATGGGATTCTTGATCTTCATGATCTCTTCCCTGGTCATGCCCTTCGCGCCAGCTGCCGAGCCGCCCTTGGGGGTCTTGCTCTTAAGTGCTTCCTTCACGCGGGCATTGACTGCTTTCTCGAACTCTGCCGCGAAGGCGGTCACTGCTTCATTGGTCTTCTCTGCATCAGCTCCGATCAGACTGTCGATGATCACGTCAGACGTAATGACGATGCCCTTATCTGTCAGAAGGCTCCGCACCTGGGTCGCCATTGCGGTTTTTGCGGCAGCGGCTTTCATGGCTGCGTTCTCATCCTCGAGGGCTTTGATGCGGGCGTTGACTTTCTCGGATTCACTCATGGCTGCCAGGCGTTCCGCCTCGGAAGACTTCTGCTTCTCCTTGGCCATGCGCTCCTTGAATTTCTTTTCCCAAAGCTTGTCCTGCTTCTCGATGGCGGCAGCTACGGCAGCGTCGATCTTTGCCTGGACGTCATCTTTGTCGTCTCCATCTCCGGAGCCTTCATCCGATCCGCCTTCCCCGCCGTCATCTCCGCTATCATCACCGGAACCGCCATCGTCGAACATCCTCAGGTTCATGAGGCGGTCGATGCGCTTCTGCTTCGGTGTGCGTCTGTCCATCATTACTGTCTTCGCTGATTTAAATTTCATATCTATCCTCCATAAGGTTTTATAGGTCTCATGCCTGCCTGTTACCGTAGATTTTTACGGGTGCCACGCCTGCCCGATCCGTAGCTTTTAAAGCCTTCCACGCCTGGGCATAATAAAAGCACCCTCATCGGGTGCTGCTTACCGAAACATTATCGGGATAGGATGCTGCCATCATGCATAGCCCCAGATACAAGCTGTCGATCAGGAGCGACAGCTCCTTAGTGGGTGCTCTCGGCCACGAAATGACCGCGTCTCCGTCCTGCAGGGAGGACTTTATCTCATCGGTGGTAAATTCCCTTGCCGATGCTTCAAACGTCTGCACAAGGGCGCTGACGGCGGCACAGACGATATCATTGCCGGGATTGTATCCGGCATGACCCTGCACGGAGAGGGCGACTGGGGTAATGGTAACGTGGATCATCTTTTCACCTCATCGCCGGAGACGCCGTTACACCGGATAGAGAACTCGAGGCCGTCAATCTTCCCCCGCATGTAAGCACGCTCTTCAATGTCACATACGTTGCGGAGCTTATCCTCATAATCTGCACATCTGGCCTTCAGCTCCTCATTCTCCTTCCGGAGATTCATAAGCTCGTTGTCCTGTTCGGTCTCGCCGATCGTCATCGTGGGTACGTTCATATCTGCCTCCTCTCATAAAAACCTGCCCGCCCGGTAGCAGTCCGGGCAGACAGTGGCGTCGCCGTTATTCAAACTCCGCCCACGGCACGCCCGCCTGCGCAGGCCCGTCAAGCCATCTCTGCCACTTAGCCTCGTCAACATGAGGCGCGGACGCACAATGACACGCAGGATGAATTGGCGGGGCGTTCTTCCCGACATTCATGTCGGAGAGTTTGAATACCTGCCCGTCAAGTGCGAGGCATTCGTCGCAGGGATTCACGCCATTCTCGACCATGAATTTGTACTCGGTCACGCCGTTGTCCGTCATGGACTGCAATGCGGCTTCGGTCTGCACCCTGCGGAGCTCCGTCCTCATGAGGCGCTGGCAGGCGTATGTGCTCCCGCCGGTGAGCTTCTGGATCTCCCGAGCAAGGACGGTAGAGCTCTTGCCGGCAAGGATCCCGCTGGCCAGCTGTGTGCCGATCTGAGAAGACAGGTACGCCTGATGGTTCCAGAGGCGCTGTGACCAGGTGGCGTTCTGGTAGGAGGCGTTGACGATCGCGCGGACCATGTTCTCATTGAACTGTACGGAATTCCCGAGGATGCCGGCAAGACGCCGGTACTCGGAGTAGGCACGCTCTTCGAGGTTCTCGTTGATCAGACGCTCGGTGTCGCGGTAGCCTTCCATTGCGCGGATCCCGCAGCGGGCCTTAAGCATCTCGAGGCGGTTGATCCGCATGGCGGCATTGTAAAGGCGCATTTGATCGTTGGCTTCCTGGGAGAAGGCGAGGTCTTCATCTCCATGATGGGCGGCCTCGACATACTTCTTTGCAAGGCGCTCATACTGCTCCATATCGATGCGAGAGACACGCCCGCGGGCTTCCGTAAGGGTGATGCCTTCCTTGCTGGCATAGCGTGCATAGAAGCTCTCGACCTCCTGCTGGATGCTGTCCTGCATGCCCTGGAAGATCCGATTGATTCGCTCTGCGGTCTTTGCCTCGTTCCGGATGTTCTCTGCTCTCTGCCTCGACTCGCGTTCCCGCCAGTAGTCTTCTGAGGACTGGCCTTTCTTCGGCTTCGGGACCTTACTCCTCGGCTGTATCTTCCTCGCCATCGTCGCTCCTCGTTACTGTGTAGCCTTCTGCCTCCAGGGTGCGGATCATGCTGTCCATGTCGCTGTAGATCGCCTGTGCTTGTCTTGCGGTCATCTCTTCCTGCTCCTCTGTCAGACGGTTGATCTCAGACTGCACATCATCGATGAAGGACAGCATCCCGAGGCGTGTCTGCTGGGAGAGCATGCCGTCGGCCTGCTGGGCAGCCTGTACCTCACTCAGGATGTCCGCCGGCAGGTTCGGTGTGAATTTGACCTTAACTGTCATCCAGTCATCGGGACGGACGCCGTGAGTCTGCGCGACAGGATTCGAGAAAATGACCTTGTACCGGTTCTGGATCGCCGCTGTGAACTTACGGGATTTGACCAGGAACAGGTTATGCATGGACTGCAGGCGGTACCGCAGGGCGATACCTGAAGCGCTGCCGAAACTCTCATCGTTGATATCCGCGATCATGGAGATGTGGAAGATCAAGCGCTCGAGGCGGTTGATCAGATTCTCCTGCGTCGTGTCCGCGTTCGGCTTCTGCAGGAAATCCACCACCGGCAGTGTCCCGTCCGGCGAGCCCTTGAAGTTGATGATGCGATTGTCCCGGATGCTCTGCGTGTCCTTGCTCTCGACCTTAGGACCAAGGATCTTAAGATAGGCGTCCGCGAAGTAATCAACGTCGTTGGCCTTTTCACTCAGGGCTTTGCCGTAAGCATTGATCGCCGGGAGCTCTGACTCGAAGATCCCGCGGCGCTCCGCGTTGTTGTAGAACTCGGAGGCAGGGCCGTACTCAAAACCGTGCTCGTGTGCCTCATCTGTCCACCGGTAGCCTGCGCGGTTCTCAAAGTGCTGTACAAAGGTATCGTCAGACCAT